ACTAAGAGTACTAATACCAAGAGTAGCCATCTGCATTTGTAATTCTTTTATCTCAGCAGATTGAGCATCAAAAGCACTAGAAGCTGGTTCTACATAATAAACTTTATTTCCTGGCTGAGTTGCCATTGCATAGTTAACAGAAATAGCTAAATCTTTAGTCTGATCATCATATCCTTCCATTACAAGCATTGGTTGAGATGCAACGTGCAAACTATGAATTAAATCTGCCTGTCTTTGAAAATGTGCAATATTTAAATATGCAATATCAAGTAAAGGAGGTTTACTTACTAAATTTTCAGTTTTTCCAGAATAAACAGTAACTAAAGGAATTTCACCAAGAGAAAATTCTCCTGATTCAACTTGTTTATAATCTTTATCTGCTGATCCCATTTCAAAATTTCCTGTCACACTGTTATCAGAGACATCATACATTTCCTCGATTTGTTCTTTTTTACGAAACACTCTGTATCGACCAGGTTCTATTACTCTTATTTGGTCATAAACTTTCTCACCAAAATCACCATCAGGCAATACAGCCTTTTCTGCAATTCGAGCTTGTATAAGATTCCCATAATTAGATTCTCTATCTAACCTCCAACCATATAAATTATTTGGATCAACTTCAATCCAATAAGGTCTACGATTTTGTTGTCTTTCTTCTGCCAAACTTAATGCACCTGATGGAGCAGGATAATCTACAAGAACATGACTTTGACCATAAGTAAGAGAACACATCAATATTCTTCTTGCATATTCATCTAAATCAGAACCACAACCATCAACATCCATTTTGAACATCTCTGTCCAATAAGGATCTCCAATAAGTGAAATAGGTTTTCTTAATACAAGACCTGTAGCTGCTCTTATTAATCTTTGTGTAAAAGGAGAAAAAACAGCACGATTCACTCTTGCAAGATAAGCATCATAATCTTCTCTTGGTTCTAAAGGTAAAAAAGCTTCACTATTTTCTCTAAGATATTCAGTACCTTCAGTAACAGCTTTCATTATTTCCCATCCCTTCATCATATCTAAAACTGCTCTAGTTCTAGTAAAAGGGCTATCTATGCCACCTACAGAGGTAGATGAAACAATATTGGTTCTAATTGGGCCAGGAACAGCATACGTCATTTCAACACCTCCATCGTTTTAATGCTAACGCTTTTCTTGTAGGTCGGCCTTTCTTATCTTTTAATGGCCCAGGCATACCTTTCATTCTTGCACAAAAAGATTTTCTTCTTGCTGCTCTTTTACCAGTAGGATTTTTTTCAGTTACAGGTGCTTGTAAATTACTACCAGTAGCACGATTATATTTAGCTCTTCCTTTCGCAGTCAGTCCTCCCTTTTTAGACTTTTCGCCTCTTCCTATAGATAAACTAACTCCTTTTTTTCTTGGCATTATTTTCCTTTTTTCCTCATAGCTATTTTATGTGCTTCCATAAATGTTTTACCCTTTAACATCTCCTCTTTCATTATTGTCATGTGTTTTGCAGTATGAGTACCCTTTTTTTTATGATTTGCTAAAGCAGTTTTTTGCCTAGCTGTAAGTTCTTTCTTTACTTTCATTTTTTCTTCCTCTTTTTCTTCTTACTTTTTAATTTTTTAAAATCAGCAGCAGTGATTTTATCTCTAGGAGGTGCAACAGCAGCCAGTTTTCTTTGTTTTGCAGAATAAGAACCTTTTGGCATGATTTTTCCTAGATAACTCTATGTTACCGCTTTACTTAAAATTTTACACTTATTTCTTTTTGTTTTTTGGCTTAGTTTTCTTTTTCTTACCTTTTTTGACACTTGCGATGTAACCTTGACATCTTGCCATTGCGTGAGATTTAGCCATTTTTAACTCTTTTTGCGTTTTTTACGTCTATGTTGATATGTTATCTTCTTACTGCTTGTTTTTTCACGTTTAAATCTTGCTTTTTCTGCTGCTGACATCTCTCCAACAGTCTTAGGTGTCTTACTTGAGATGCGTTTACTAGGTCTACAAGCTGGATATCCTCTTTTTTCGCCTTTTGAACGGCCACAAGGCTTACCAGTTTTAACATCTACCCAATTTTCAGCAAACCAACGAGTCAAACCACCCTTGGCTCTAGGATTTGGACTACTTCTTGCCACGTTTTTTCTCCACTCGGTAAGTACCACCACGTTTTTTATACTCTCGTACAAGCCACGCATTAGCATAAGCACTTGGATACACCGTAAACTTACGCTTGGCTTCGGCTTTAACTCTAGCGTAAAGAGCTTTATTTACAGGAACATTCACTACGTTTTTTACCTCCTTTCTTTTTCTTCTTCTTTTTCTTAGTCGTAGAATGGTACATAGTAAGAATTAGGTAGTTCTTAGTATATTCTAAACGCAGTTTGACCTAATGTCTCTGGTTTTGCCAAGTTAAATTGTTGCAAACATAAATACCCAAAAGCATCAAAAGCATGGTCAACTCCTAGATTCTTATTAGGTAGACCAGTATTTGGTGCATATGTAAGAGTTCTTAGTGCTTTTATCAATTCTTTACATCTTGGATGTATAAAAGTTCTCTGATCTCCATTTGCATCAAGTAAGGCAGTATTAACAGCAGTTATCTTATCTCTAATTTTCCAGGGAGATTTAGGACTCATAACAGTAAAACCACTACGTCTGAGAATATTATGATCTGTTACTCCAACCCCACTCGTTTTTCTTGCACTACCCGTTGGGTCAGGACAAGCAATAATTCTTCTATCCACCCCGTACCTTCTTGTTACTTCTTCAGCAAAGTCCCATGTGGTAGCACCTCCTGTCAGCATGATCTCATCAAAAACATATAAATTGTTACCATGCTTATATGCACAGATTCCTGCCATAGGGTCAACGTTAAAATCCAAGCCCAACAACAAGGGCATCATATGTAAATCTTGTACTTCCTTATCAATATTCTCATCACTAAAGCTAACAGCAACTAAACCAGTTAAGTTCTCAAAACTAGCCTCAAATTCCTGTCTGAATGTTCTTGCATCTAATTGCGACCTAGCTGCTTCAACTTCTTCTGGTGCTACATTACCCCCTTCAATAGTTGTAAAGCTCCATCTTTTCCAATCATCCCATTCCTGTTCACCACAAAAACACCACATATCATAAAACCAACTGGCAGTGCCATCAGGAGTACTAATAAACAAAGCCCATCCCTGTTTATCAGCTAAAGCTGGTCTTATCACCTCCGCCCATACATCTCGATCCATAAACGCTGCTTCATCCAATACAACCCCTGCTAAACTTCTACCTCTCAATGCCATCGCATTTTCTGTTCCCTTTAACTCAATAGTTGATCCATTAATCAACTCCAATCTTAAATCTGTTTCATTTTTACTCTGAACCCATACCTTCGGAACTAACTTCTTTAACTCTTTCCACGCAATATCCTTTGCCATCCTATAAGTAGGAGCACAATAGAAATATACTTCACCAGGTCGATTGATCGCCCCTCTGAGCAGTTCAATACAGGATAAATATGACTTCCCAAACCTTCTTCCTGCAACCAACACCCGAAATCTTTTATCACAATTAAATACCTCCCCTTGTGCGTACCTTAAACTGATTTCTGGTCTGTTTTTTACCGCCATACACTCAAAAATAACAGAAAATTCAATCTATACCCCCTATTTATAGCCTAATTTCGCTTTTTTAGGTTATTATTCGATTATTAACCCCTCTCAGATTAAGTCCGTGGCTTCTTCTACTTTCCCAAACGATATTACACCGCCTGTCGCTCAAGCGAATAAAACTCGTAGACCTAGATTTGTAGCTCGCTCTACAGCAGAAAAGGTTCAAGAACGTGCTCAACGTCTTTATTCTCGTCAATTAGATGGTAAAACCACTCGTCAACTCGTAATAGAACATTCAAAAATTGAACAAATATCAATAACAACAGCCTGGGAAGATTGGGGTCGTGTAAAACATTGGAATACAGAAGATTGGGATAAAGATAGAGAAAATATGTTACCTCGTCTACAAGCGATGAGAGTACGTCTATTCAACAAAGCCATATCAAAAGGTCAGCTTCAAACAGCAGCACAGATCCTAGATAGCTTAGGCAAAGTAATAGGTGAATCTGTAGAAACAGTAAACATTCAAGCTCCAGAACTTTCAATTAAAGTTGAGTCGAAGTAACGAAGATTTCGAGAATATATTTAAGTAGTGGGTAAGGCACTAAAAAAAATTTAGCATTTGCAATACTGCCCCATTTATTACCTAAGGTATCTGGAAGCGTCTATAATACCATTGTAATATCATTTAGATATGATAGCATCTTAAAAATTTTGGCTTGTCTGAAGCGATTTTGAGAGTAGTAATATTTCTTAACTTAGGTATTGCTTTAATATCAGATTTATGTTATTGTGCTATTAGCTTAAAAAATGGGCTAGTACTATTGCCAATTTTTGAGCTTGAGGATTTCCTAAAATGGTTATCAGGTAAACAGATTTTAAAATTTGTCTATCAGGTAAACACAAAAGGAAATACAAAAAAAGAATCTTGAAAACTTAATCATCCTTCCTTCCAAATGACTAAACAAATTTTAGGCATTGTATTTATTTCGGGTGGTAGCTCATGGGCTACAGCCGAACTAACAGACAAAGTAACTCTTGAAGTTATTGCCTCCAGAGCCGCGAAAAATACAAAAAGATCATGGAAGCATCTTTTTAAATTTCCTAAAGAGTATGTATGTCCAGTTAATCTTTATGATGTTTCAAAAGCTCATGGGTGGAACTGTGAGAGAGTAGGCGAAATTATGCCTATTTTAAAATCTGGTAAACTTGGCAAGAAACCTTGCAAGTTTATTAAAACAATAAACGTAGTTTTATAACTACGTTTTTACCTTCTTTTTTACCTTCCAAAAAAAATGATTAAACCAGTTTTAATGAGTAAAGAAATTCCCTTCTTTATTCGAGAAAGATACGGAAATTTAGATTTCTGTTTAGATGATCCTACAGATTATTGGATCTTGGAGTTAACAAGAACTAAAACTCTACTAGCTAGAGATAAGCAGACATTACAAGATGCGGGTTTTAAATTTGTCCAAGTATTCAAAACTAAGGAGTATTAAAAATGAGAACTAAATTATTATTAGTTGCTTTTCTTTTACTAAGTTGGCAAGCAGTCACAATAGTTTCAACTCTTTATAATCGTTTAGATGCAAGAGCCACACAACTAGAGTTATTGATTCAGGACTTAGAAAAATGATAGAAGTAAAACTATTTTTATTAGATCAGGAAGTTGCTGAGGTCTTGGAGAATATTCAAGACTTGCAACATTTACAAACTTTTATTTCTTTAAAACAAGAAATAATTAAAAAATACGAATCAAAAAAAGCCCTCGAATTATGACCACCACAAAACACAAATTCAAAAAAGTTATTTTCACTATTGATAGT